GCCACAGCGGTCACACTCTGCAATGGCCTTCTTACCAGAGGCAAACGGATTGGGCATCGTACCTCCTAGATAAACATCTGACGCGGGGCTATCCGCAACGGAGCCTTCTCGCGGTCTTCGTCAGCAGCCTGCTGCCAAGCTTCATCGTACATCTGCTTCAGCATCCCTGTGCGTTCCATTGCACCGGGTATTTTCATAGACAGGTAGTATGCTAGCCCAGCTACCATACAAGGAAGAAAGCGAAACGGTATGTCTTGTGTGTTGATACCATCACCTGCGTCCTGCATACGGCGCAAGCGGTAATAGAAAAATGTGTAGTAGTTGCTTTGGTCTGGGGCTGGCCAGACGTTAATTTGTGGGTTGGCTACTCCATCCACCGGATAGGTTGCACCTGACTGACGATTAATCCATACCTGAATAGGACGCCCTTGAGCATTCTTGTTTGGGATTGTGATGTACGTATCTGCGCTGATACGGTTAATGTTGATATCAAGCTGGTTAGAAGTTGTACCAGCATTTGTACGTATCACATGCTCTAACAGGTCAATCGTGTCCACTGGCAGGTCATAAACAATCTGCCCCTGCACCATAGAAATAGAACCCTGCTCGATGGTCCACAGGTTAATGCCCCGGTTAGCCCACTCAATCGTAAGTAGGTTCAAGCTGCGGCGGGCTGTCTTAAGGTCGTAACCAGTACGAAGCTCAGCACCACAGCGCTCAAAAGCCTCTTCGACTAGGTCGTTGAGGTTCAAGTTAAATGATGTGGTACCAGTCGTAGTCATCGGTACTTTGCCGCCTTATTTGCTATGGCCTTCGGCTGCTTAACAAACTGTTTACCTGCCTTAGTACCTGCGCGTTTCGCATTGCTTGTAGCAGAGTATTCCTTCGAACTCAAAGCCTCACGTGCTTTCTTAGGTAAGTAGCGTTCGCCTGTAGCTTTCTTACCCTGTGTCGATGGTTTGCCTGACTTGGTACCCCAGTCCTCATTAGTCCATTTGGACAAGGATTTCTGAGCTTCTGTCTTTGGGCCACTGTAGCTGCCGCCAGACTTCTTATACCGTTGCGTAGCAAGCTGCGCTTTCCTTGCGGACCATTGACCTGCGTTACCACCCTTGTCACCAGCTTTTACACTAGCGACAATGCGCTTCCACTTAGGTTCGTCCGACCGGGCCATTACTTCCTCTTGAAACCCTTTAGTACCTGCGCAAACCGTGCACGTTGACCAAGTTTACCCGGTGCCTTAGCAGCTTTAGCTAGTGCCTTAGCAGGGATTTTCTTACCCTGCGGGACACCCATTTGCGCGTGTAGCGCACCGGGCTTCTTAATAGCCTTGGCAATATTTAACTTACCGCCCTTGGCCATTTTGCCGCCGCTGCACATACCTTTAGGTATCTTGGACTTACTAATAGCCCCCATGCCGCGAGACGGCATCATTAGCAGGAACCACCGCTTTTCATGGTGACGCGCTTAGCTTTGGTCTTGCCTTTAACAGCGCAACCGTCGATGGAGCCGCCCTTAGCAAACTTTTTCATCGCACGACCTTCTGTGTCTGCCGACTTCTTCATCATAGCAGCGCCGAACTTAGTTGCCGCAAAGGGGTTACCCTTAGCTTTAGCCTTAACCTTAGTTTTACCACCCTTAGCCATATTCATACTCCCCATTTGATTAGAAGATGGCATTTGTTTTGTAACACCACCCTTGGCATAACCCCGTCCTTCCGAACGGTTTGCACTTCCAACTACCTTGCCTTCAGCGGGGGTAGTCTTAGCTTTCTTAAGTGAGTCTAGCTGAGCCTTGCTACGAGCGCGGTCAGCAGGAGTTGGTTGTGGGGGTGTTGAACCGCCCTTAGCGTACTTTTTCATAATTTTACCACCTTTTGCTAGTTTACCCGCTGCCTTTAGTTTGGCGTTATAAGCAGCTGCGCGTTCTTTTGCGTTACCAAAAGGGTTAAGAACAGCTAAAGATTTACCTAACTCCTTGTCACGGTCATTAATGTACTTTTCATATGCAACCTGTCTTGGGTCCGCAGGTGGTGGCGGAGGTGGTGGCGGAGTCCCAGCGGATTTCAACCTGTCAAAAGCCACCTTATCAAACCTACTGACAGGTTCTTTTTTGGCGGCTGCGTCAATTGCTTTGCGGTTTTCAGGGCTGACATAGTACCGGTCTTTAGGTTTAGCCGCACTGCTATTTGTGCTCGAACTAGATGCACTTGCACCTGTATTTGTGCGCAAAGCAGGTTTACGGCCTTCACCAGCAATATTTGTGGTGAAGCTTTTACCGTTATATGTAAACGTCTTGCCCGAGCCTAGGCGCGCCCGTGCTTCTTTGAACGCTGCGCCGAAGCTTTGCGGTTTAGCCTTTGCTGGTTCAGGTGTAGCTGCGGCTGCAGGTGCAGATGTTTTAGCAGGTTCCGCTGCGGCTGCGGGTTTATCCGCGCCAAACTTACGAGTTCTGCTTAAACGCTGTTCTGCGTCATACTCTGCTTTGCGCGTAGCAGTGCGGTCAGCGCCAGTGCGCTTGGCACGGTCGTCTTCTGCGTCTGCTTTGCGCTGTGCGGCTTTCGCTTCAACTACATCTGCGTTCTTACCTTTGGCAAGGGCGATTTTGCGGTCTTTTTCGATATCCGCCATGCGACGGTCATACTTGCCTTGAGCACCGCCAGCAGAAAACTTACGAACTTTACGTGCCATATCTTATTCCTTACCTAGCCATCTTTGCACGGTCTTGGTTTCGTATATACGAATTGCCGTCCATATAATAGTAAACAACGCAGCGATTGCTGGAAGCATAGAAACCATTGTCCCGACAACCGTGAAGAGTGAAGCCGCATCTACAGCGTACTTGAAGGTATCATGTCCTGTTGGCATCTTTAACAATCCCATTTCCGAAGCGACAGAGCTTTACGAGTAGGACGACCCTTCTCGTCTTTCATAGCTCCGGGCATACCTGACATACGGGCACAAAAGCTTTTACGTCGTGCGGCTGACTTAGGTGACTTCTTCGCCTGCTTAGCACTGACAGGAGGCTTAATGTTTTGCCCCTGTGCTTTTAATGACGCACGCCCTTTAGCATTCAGACCGCCTTTAGGGTCCTTGCCTTCTTTGCGTGTCCAAGCAGGTGTCTTGGCCATTAGACAAACTTACCTTTGGTTTTACCTTGGGTAGCGCAACCATCAGCACGACGAGAAGCGGAACCGCCTTTGGCCATCTTTTTTGTCTTGCCGCCTTTTTTGAACTGGTTAGTATTATCACTACGGTCCATGGGTGCACCGCCACGGCTACCCATACCTGCGGCTGCGCTGCGCCTAGCGTCAAATTCGGCTTTTTGCATAGCTGCGGCTTCTGCGGCTGTTGCTGCGCGCCGAGCGGTTTTCTTCTGGGCTGACTCTGCCATACGTGGCATTATACCGGCCATAGGGCCAAGTGCCCTACCCATCGCACCTAGTCCCTTACCGAATAGTCCCTTACCCGTTACAGCGCCTGCCATTGGCGATAGGTCACCTAGCTTAATACCCATTATGCAACATCCTTCTGTGGGGGGACAATCATCGGATAGAGAACGTCCGTACCAAATTCACCTTCATACTCTTGCACGCCCATGTGACCCAGCTTGATGGTCGGATCGACCCAGACTTCAAAACCTACCTCACGAGCACGGTCACAGAAGAGGTAATCCTCCCCGATGTAACCTTCGTCGGTCTTCATGAAATCAAACATGCAGGGAACACTACGCTCTGTGCGTTCGTCGTAATAGCGCCACTCAGGGTGAGCAGCGTCTAGGGTTTCGAATACATCGCGGCGTACCATCATAAAGGCAGTAGCTACGCGCTTAGCACGGACAAGACCCATGCTATTCATCGTAATCTCACCATTATCATCTTGGTCAAGAGTGGCGATGTATGTTTTAGTAGTGCTGCGCGTACGTGGTACACCAGCAACAATACCCATCTTGGGGTCTGAGTTCCAAGCCATCAGGCGGAAAACGTCAGCAGCTTCAAAATTAATATCGCTGTCAATAAACATCAAGTCCGTGCAGTCAGAGTCCAGCATGTCCTGCGCGAGCAGGTTGCGAGCACGGGAGACAACAGAGCAGCCACAAACGCTACCGATCTGAATGTCAATCCCGTGCTGCTGAGCTTGCTGGGCAAACCGAGCCAGCGAAATAGCCAGCTTCAAAGAGACTTTGAAGTCATAGGAAGGCAGCGCAATAAATATGCTGCGTCCTGCTAAATCAAAAGCTTTTTCATTTTGCATATATCACCCGTAATAGACTGTAAGTCCGGTCTGGTTTGTCATCTGCGCGTAAAGACCCGTTTGCGCAAGCATACCTTCACCGGGGATTAAGGTGCTAATTACTTCTGTGGAAGTAGCGCCTGTATCATACGAAGTAAGCCAAAGG